AAGGAATGGGAATCAGTCCTCAGAGGTATCAGGGATATGCCAATGGCAGATCGGAAGGTCCTGTACCGGATGCTCCAGAACCGGAACATGGGGATTGGTACTGACGACTTTGACCTTGAGAAGTTGGGGATTGCCTCAGAATCTCGCGCCATGATACAGGAGTACGGTCAGGCTCTGGTTAATCTGGGTGTACTGGATGAGCGGACATTCCTCAAGAACATCGACGACTACCTGCATACCTCCTACATGAAACACGATTGGGATATGCCTATTGATCCTGTGTCTAACCTCAGGGCATCACAGCATATGTTCAAGATGAGGGGAAATGTAAAGGCATTTGATAAGGTTGCATGGGAACGAGGTGAACGACCGGATGATCTGGGTGCATGGGAAGTAATAGAGGATGGTGTCAACGGCATGAGAGTCCGACGTCAGTGGACCAAGGAAGAGAAACTGGCGATGGGTGAGATCGAGGATGCCGGCTATGCCATGATGAAAACCGGAATGATGATGGGGCACGAGCGGGGACTGGGAGAACTGTTCAAGGAACTGGCTCAGTCTCCTAACGTCGTCCTTCCTCAAGGGCCAAAGACCGTAAAGGTTCCGACTAACGGACAGTGGGGTGATCTTGGTGGTAAGCATGTAGACCAAAGGACATGGGAACAACTAAAGACATTCAGGGAATACACTGGACCAAGTGCTCTCAGTATGTGGGCCAACCGATACAAGAAAGCCAACGCGGTATGGAAAGGATTTAAAACTATTGTATCCCCGCCGGTACACCTTGCTAACTTTGTTTCTTCCGGACATATGTTTGACATGGCCAATGGAGATTGGGCTGATGTTGGACGAGCAGCCAAGCAGATGTACAAGCAGGATGAGATGTTTGACCAGATGGTTGAAGATGGAGTCCTAGGTCATTCCTTTGTCAACCAGTTGCGTGAGGGTAAGAACGAAGTCCTGATGATGTACGGCAACAGTGGTAGTGGCTACGTCAGGATTGGTGATGGTCCGGGTGGACTCAACAGGGCCATGGATTGGACCACCAGAGTCATGCGCAAAGTCAAGGAAACTGTATGGGACAATGCTGCCAAACTCTACCAGTTGGAGGATAATATCTGGAGGGCCGGCCTGTACAACACCAAACTCCGAGAGGCCAAGGCCATGGGGATGAGTGAGATGAAGGCCAGAGGATGGGCAGCCAGACAGGCTAAGGAATTCTTTGTCGACTACGACCAGAATCCCCCACTCCTGAATGCGATGCGTCATACTTTCCTGCCGTTCTTCTCATACACCTACGGTATCATGCCACGACTGGCTGAGGTTGCCACAAAGAACCCTGCCAAGTACATGAAGTGGGCCGGCATCTACGCCGGGATGAACCAGTTAGGTGAACTGACATCAGGTGAGGATGACTACCTCATAAACAGGGCCAAGGAACTGGTCAAGGACAACCCTATGATGGGTATGCCCTTCATGCCTAACGCCCGTGTGACGCTGCCTGAGGTCGCCTCAGAGGCTGTTGCTCCAGACTCCCTTGATCTCCAGTCTCTCAACGCAGAGCGTTGGTTGCCCGGCGGTACATTCAGCCTGAGTGAGGGAGGGACAGGACAGATACCCTTCTTCCCGAATGCTGTCCAACCATCAGGTGGACTGGCAGGGGCAGTAGGATGGCCTATTCTAGGCATCAACCAGTTCCAAGGAACCGATATCCCAGAGGGCAAGAAGTTTGAATCAGCGGTAAGGAACGTCCTGCCGAACTGGGAATACCTTAATGCAGGCGGGATCAGATCATGGGCAGAGCAGAAGAACCAGAGGGCCCAGTCAGGTGAGACATCGAGATTCCAAGATGACTATTCACCTCTGTCTGCCAGACTATCCAATGCCGGCATCAGGATCGAGCCACTGAACCCGCGCAAGTTAGCCGGCAGGATAAGGATGAAGTATAACCAGAAGTTAAAGGATGTTAAAAAGGAAATGAGTCGGATCAGGCGAGAGCGATCCTATAGTGATGAAGAGAAGGCAAAGAGGTTGGAAGAGCAGCGAGAGAAACGCCGGAGAATACAAGAGGATATGAGGAGGGCACTTGGAAGCGAATAATGTATTGCAGTTCAGGTCCAAGGAGTTTGAAGGGCCACAGTTAATCTGTGTATATTGGGAGGACATCATCTCAACAGCGGGTTGGGATGAAGGGGAAGATATAGAACCACCCAAATTAAAATCAATCGGGTGGTTCCATTCTTCTACCGATAAGGTATTAAAGATAGGGGATACGTTGGGGGAAGAAGATAAACCGTATGGTATTACCGCCTTTCCAGTTGGGTGTATTACCGCGATTGACCAGATTTCTTTCGATCAGCAGCATATTGAAACAGCGTAATCCCCTCCTTATCGAAGAACACGTCGCGCCACAGTTTACCTGATGGCGCTCTCTTATACATATTGAGCCAACAGAAGCGGGCGAAGTGCAGTCTCCTGTCCTCCGCCCATTCTTTCTCCTGCTCAGGACTTGGATTTAGCACTGTGAATCAGGATGTCGCAGTAGTCCTTGATCTTCTCAAGGTCTTCAACACCACCCTTCATATCGTACCGACAGATGTACTTCACGATGTTCCCCTCAACGAACCCCATGTTGTTCTCAACAATGAAGTCGACAGGTTGTATCGGCATATCGTAGTGCTTAGGAACGCGCACGTTTAAACCCCTCTAGGATGTCCTCTAACTTGTAGTAGACCTCACCCTTATGCATCTTCCATCGACCACCTAGTGTGTCCCGCACCTCATTAAGGACAGCCTCAGTCCATCCATTGGTGGACGGTGTTGCTGTCTGTTTCTTTACCCATGATGCGGACACCCATTCCTGTCCATCCACACCACGGAACTTTTCATCTACTCCCGGTTCAATTATCATGTAGTTCGCTTATCTCCAAGTTGTACATATCTGCGTGAGTCTTAAAACCATTTGACTTGTCAACCCTCCCTTTCTTCATCAGCCTAGCCTTATCAAAGAACTCATCCCTGTCTATAAATCCACAGAGCCATACGCTCTTTACTCTCCTGCCATCAAGCGTGACGCTTATGAAAGCATAGCGATCAGGCTGTTGGTGTGTACTGGTCTTGGCTACCGATACATCGTAGTGCATCTGAGGGTCTACACTCCTGCGCTTGGTCTTGACTTCAATGGTGTCACCCTTATAGATCAGGTCATACCAGTAGTCATCCTGTACCCACAGTGCGTTGAGGTGTTGGGCCAAGGCTAACTCACCTAACCTGCCGGCAAAGTTTCCATCCCCACCCGTGATTGAATTGTTCAGGCTTCCAAGTTCTGCTGCCCACTCGACAGCATCCTTAATCATATCTGAATCAAACTTTAGTTGTTCCACATCCACTCCAGTATTGCATCGTCCAGTTCTTCCTTGTTTTCAAACTCTCGGCCATCAAAGTATTGATACCACGGTCCGGCACTAGCCTTAGTGATGATAAACTTCCACTTGTTATCGAGGGTTCGGTATCTCTCTGCGCCCCATCCGTTGACTTCACCGATGTTGACGTTGAACGATGACCCCTTCCCCCACTTAATAGAGCGATCCGACATACCTAAGAAACGCATCCCAGATATCCTGCTCCTCATCAGAGTTTGCATTGGTGGATTCATCTTCAAGCATTTCCTCCAGTTCTTCTGATGGCGAATCTTCCGACAGACAGATTGCCGAATGGATGTGGAATAAAGTGATTTGGTTTTTTTCTACGTTCATTTGATTTTCTTTAGTCCGTTGTAAAGTTTGAGTGCTGCAAGGAACAACTCGTAATTATCTACCCACTCACGCCTTGACTTGGCTCCCACCTGATATCTACCAGTGGCTTTGTCCAGTCTCAGCACGATGGTCTGGTCAACCAGATCACCTGTGTACTCCTCCCATGCCTGAGCATAGGCTGCTACCTGAAGGTGATACTCTGGATAGATTCCCTTGCTGGTCTTCCAATCAATGACTGACTTGACCCCATTCACCGTGGCGATACAGTCTACCGTGCCGGCATACAGATCACTGCGATTGAACAGTTTGGCCTCTGACTTTTCAAAGTGTACGTCATGGTCATAGACCCACTCAAGGAATGCTGTAACAGAATTGCTAGGCTCTGGTTCCTCTGGCATAGGTGGAAGGTTGTCATCACCGAACTTACCATCATCCTCGATGAAAGTTTCTAGTGCCTTCTCAATCCACCTGTGGGTTTCATTACCGATCTCTATAGCACCACCGCTTGAACCACGGTAGGCTGACTTGATTCCCTTGACTAAGGCGTCTAGGGTAAGGCGTGATGTGTACGTAACGACATCCGGGCCTTGGTCCAGTTCATCATCAACGAACAGACTTTTCTCAAGCCACTCACTGCCGGTCTTGAGCGCCCACGGTATGAGTGCGGGCTTGGCTATCACACCCAGAACTTTGGTAGCACTGGGTACAGGATTGCCATTGGCCCTGTATGCGTGGAGTTTGGAGTCGAAGGCGAGGTCAACGACCTCGCCATCCCAATAGGTTAACTCCACTTAGAAAGGGACAGTGTCGGACGCGCTACCTGCATCACCGTAAGGTTCCTGAACCTTACCGCTGA